ACTTGAACTTTTACGATCATGTACTTTTACGGACATACGGTGACGATTTATTAGCCACAGTCAAAGAAGACATCGCGCCTTACTTTAATTGTAATTATTATCAAACAGCATGTCAAGAACATTTCCACATGATTTTTACAGCGGCAGACAAAAGTCTTGTTGTGCGTGATTTCATGAGTTGGGATGAGGTGTCTTTCTTGCGCAGAAACTTTGTTCCCCACCCTAATGGTAGAATAGTAGCTCCACTGCTGTCTTCCACAATCCATAAAATGTTAGAGATGTATATTCCGTCTCGAACAGAATCTTTTGAAGACCAATTAGCGTCTTCACTACAATCGGCCATGCAGGAATTATTCTTGCATATCCATGATGAGCATGCTTTTAGCGAATTGCGAGAAAGCATATTACGATTGGTGGCGGAAACAACCTATGTAGTAAGGGAAGATGCTGAAGAATGCTTAATCAGACTTCGGCAACTTGTGCCTTGCTACACCGAGATCTACCAACGGATCTTCTTTACTGACGAGATCGGTCATAAAGAGGACAGCCAGTAGATCTTGAAGAGTGCGAGTGCTAGTTAGCACATACTCATATTATTCGCGCACTACAAAATATAGGAATATATGGAGATCAAAATTTACACAAACTATATCACTTGTGTATCTTAATACTTGATATGCTCAAAACCTTTTTAAAGATCCATATGAATTACTTATGGAAACAGAACAGGAACTAACCACCGTCAAACGTGAGTTAGACGTTATTGGCTCGTCCTATACGCCGGCCGAATTAAATAACAATTTTTCGATCTATGAAAATAGACCAATGTTCGAACTGACCCGCGAAGAAGCTAAATTGTTAAGTCGATTGGAAGACTTAATGGCAACCAAGCGCTACCTTCAACATCATATTGGGCGAAGAAGGTCTTTTAGACCCGAGTCCCATACTGAGGTAGAATCCGGTCAGATGAGCCAGGAGCATGTTACCCAAATTCAAAATTTGGGTGATATTACTGGTGACGTTACTGAAACGAGAACATATGACGACACTTGGGATATACCCACAGGCCAGATTGGCTTGAATTCTATAGATGAATTTTTGGATAGACCAGTGGAAATAGCCTCCGGCACAATTGCCGTTGGTGCCAATCTTTCTGCTCAATATGCATTATGGGATCTATTGTCCAAAGAACCATCGATACGCGCCAAAATGCGGAATTTTGCCTTTATGCGGGCAGATATTGGATTTCGGATCGTTTTCTCTGGTTCTCCCTTCCATTTCGGAAGGGCGCTAGTGTCTTATCAACCCCATGCAGGCAAGAATGCCAACATTGGGGCACACTTATCTAATATAGGTGTGGATCCTACATACCGGGATGTCTTCCTAAATTATTTATCACAGAGTGAAAACTCGAGTATAATTGATGTTAGGGCAAACAAGCCGGTAGAGATGGTAGCACCCTTTATTAGCCCCAAACCAATGTTACGTTTATATAATAATGGTTCGAC